GTCATAGATAAGATATTCACCTATGCCTTAGCTTATCCGGAACAGGTTAAACCTATTATCGAAATGCGGATAGTGGTTCATATCAAAGCAGCTCATGAAAAAGTATATGAGTTTGCAAAATGGTATTTGGAAAATGAAAAACCAACAAAAAAGGCCGGCCTATAACTAAAATTGTGAAGAAATGAAATGATGAAACCCCGGTTCCCTTCAATATGCTCATGGTGCTCATATGGCTGTACCCTGCCGAAAGATAACTCGGCAGGAGCAATAACATGGTGTTCAAATGACCATTTTGATAATAAAGGGGAAAATAACTGGCCTAATAAAAGCGAATGTGACGATTTGGAGATTGAAAAAGGCGTCACGCAACTTGAAATAAATTATTGGCGATATGCATGGAAGGTAGTTGCATTGAATAATACGCTAATAAATCACTCTATTAAAATGTTGAATGAAATAAAATGAAACACCTGATAGCCCTCACAATACTCTTTGCTGCCTGCCATCCGGTAAGGAACATGCAGGTATCTATCCCGGAAACCTATAAAGGGTATGGTCTAAAAGATACCCTTTGCATATACAACGGAACATCGGTTTATAAAATACCTATATATACTCCTTTTGCTTTGTTTTCCACTGAGGACAAAATCGACACCATTCACGAAGTAATGTTTATATCAACCCGAGTACCAGGTATAGGCGTAGCCCATTACGGACTGGCTATAGTCAGAAACGGCATATGCATTACCCATATGGATTGTCATGGACATGTCTTGAAACCATCAGTGTACGTGTGGAGTTGTGAAACGGAAAGGAAAAGGAGGGGACAATGAATAGAGAAATAAAATACCGCGCATGGGACGGTAAACAAATGCACCATAGTCCTGCACTATCGGAAGGTGCGCAGCATTTGGCAAGTTGGTTTGAGGCTCATTCTGTTTTCGGGCCTGAAGGGAAAGAAAGCGTTTTCATGGATTTCTCAGGCATTAGCGATAAGAAAGGCAAAGAAGTTTATGAAGGAGATATAATTGATTTGTCAGGGAAGTATAAATACAAAGTTGTCTTTGAAGATGCAAAGTTTGTATGCTACCATCTTACTAATCCTGAATGGGGTCGCTGGGGTGATTTAAGAAGGTTAACCGATTCTGATTTTATTGACTATCGCTGGGAAGTAATCGGCAACATCTATGAGAACCCGGAACTATTAAACAAAATACAAAACAACTAAAAAGGAAGGGAAATAAAATGACACCGGAAGAACTATTAAAACCGCGCTTTATTGTTATTCTGCCGTGGCCGAATGGTAGTTATGAACGGGGACAAGTTTGCGACGTATTCGAATCGGACGGCAAATTAAAGTTATGTGGAGATAGCAAGATTGAACCGGAAAAATGGCTTTCACATTTCAGAAAAGCGAAATGGTATGAGCATAGAACCATTGAACAATTGACTTCAATAAAGTACATGAGAATATTGGAAGGTAAGAGCAATTATTATGTACCCGGAGATATTGTAGAAGTCAAAGGCATGACATATAATAATCCGGTTTTGATCAATGGAGAGCATAACATTCTCTTTGATCTCAAAGGGCACCACTTCCCTGCATCACAATTAGAACCCGCAACCAAACAGCAATACGAGACGCGGGAAAACTATCTAAAGCAAAAACAATGAGTATAGCCACTAAATGCACTTGCTATATGTCCATAAGCGGATATTGTAATTCAAGTGTTAAAGAATGCAGGCAATTACACCGAACAATGGAGAATAACACCAATAACACCTTACCTGCGTCTGTGCAGGAACAGATAGAAAAAGAATCACTAGCTAAATATAAATGCAAACTGAACGGAACTGCTTCGCATTATAATCATCAAAATGCCTGTAGAAAAGGCTATATCGCAGGTGCCACAGAATACGCCCTAAAACTCGAACAGGCAAAGAAGCTGCTTGAAAGGATATTATCCCGGTATAACGAAGGAATATTACCAGAATGGACTATCTATAACGATATAAAAACATTTTTAGATGGAAGTAAATAAAGAACTAACTGCCGAAACATTGGCTATTATAGATATGGAGGCGAACGATTATTTAGCCCGAAAAGGAATAAACTTTTCTGATGATTCATGGCAAGGCTATTGCGCGGGCGCTATTGAATGGGCTAAAAAGTGCAAGTCATTAAAAGAGGAAAACTCCCGCCTAAAACAAGCCCAACAAGCAATATGGGTGAAGGCGAGTGAACCGAACATCAAAGAAGGTGAATATGTTGCAAAGTTTTTTGCAACGGAAATGAATCTTATTCACCCCTTTGTTGGAATGGCTTTTGTTGAGAAAGATTTCATAAGATTATGCTGCCCGGGCCATTATGATAAAAAATGGCGTAAAGGCCATGAAGAACTTCAACACGTACAAATCCTCCATGAATCTTCTTCCACCTCCAATTACTCAGCACTAAAAGAAGAAAACGAAAAGCTGAACGAATCCTGCAAAAAACTATTTGATCAAAATACTCGCTTCTATAACGACTATGTGGCACTAAAAGAAAAGGCCGCTAAGATGGAAGAAGTATTAAAGCAGGTTCATGCCGATGCTAAATATGGAATACCTGTCGATCTGGCTATCGGGACCAAAGCCGGTGTTGCCTGCATGAAAATTGAAAAGTTAACACGCGAATGGGAAAAGGAGGAAGGCAATGGATAATGCACCAGCCGGCGCCGAATTTAGCCCATGTGGTAAATACCGGTATGCGCTTTGGCGAATATGGGATGACACCAAACCGAAGGTTATGTTCATTGGCCTTAATCCCTCCACCGCGGGCAAATGGAAGAACGGCCCTACAATAAGACGCGTAATGTCATTCGCTCAGCACTGGGACTTTGGCGGCGTTTACATGGTGAACCTATTCGCATTTGTAACAGCTTATCCCAATGAGCTTATGATATGCGATGACCCGATAAACGGAAATGATGAATGGTTACCAAAGATCAGTAGCTTATGCAGCGAGATAATATTCGCATGGGGGAATTTTAAAGAGGCGCAGGACCGGGCAAAGAAAGTCATTGAAATGTTTCCGAATGCGAAGGCGCTGCATATCAATAAAAATGGTTCACCGAAGCATCCGTTATATGTAAGGGGCGATGTCGTACCAATTAAATTTAGGGAGGAAGGCAAATGAGAATCGCCAATATTGAAGTGCCGGCATTGCGGGGAAGAGAAGGTTTAATTTTTAACCACAATAATAAAAAATGAAACAAATCCGACTGCTCGAAATGGCGAGCGAAGAAATCAAACAGTTAAGACATCAGAACCAGTTAATGGCCGCAAAACTTGAAGTATACGACGGCTTAATGCTATTATTCAGAACGGAACCGAACCACCAGGAACACGGCATGATGCACCCCGATATCATGTATGAACTGAATAAATACATTGAATACGAAAAGAGTAAAGACGCATCAAAAGAAATGGAAGCTCCGCGCATAGCAAGGGCAAAAGACGAATAACCCACGGCCGGCATTATCCCCGGCCTCTAATACTAAAACTATGGAAAACCAAATAATAGAATTAATTAGAGAAGGTAAATCGAATAAAGAGATTGCAGCCGCCACTAACTCTACCGAAGGGGCGATAAAAGATCGCATTCATCGGCTGCTGAGAAAATATAATTGTAAGAATAGAATACAGCTTGCCTTTCACGCAACTACTGTTCCACACGGAACTATCGAAAGATAGGCGTTAGTAAATAAATATTCCAAACCTATGGGCCAATTTGTAGTATACACCGAAATCGGTGGTTTTAAGTATTTCCTTCGATTCCACGATGCTTTTTACACGTTGGAAGGCCTGATCAACAATGCAACGGATTTTGAAACAATTGAGGCGGCAAGGGAATCGGCGCCAACCGACCCCCGATTCGAGGTGCAGCCAACCGGCGAGCAGCCTAAATACCAAAAAATACCTCTGCGTGACCGGTTGAAGGAACTACGTACCGCCGCCGGCCATACCCAGCAACAGGTAGCAAACATGTTAAACCTCCATATCAAAACCTACCAGGCGTACGAGCAGGGGACGTGCTTTCCAACGAACGATGGCATTATCTCTCTCGCAAAGTTCTTCGGCATAACGATTCAGGAACTTGTTAAAGGCAAAATGGTTTCAGAAACACGGATTTTGTGCTAATTTTGAATTGCTAAAATATTTAGTATTTAATGGCTGGACGACCAACGGAATATAAAGACGAGTATTGTATACAGGTGGAAAAGCTGTGTAAGCTAGGTGCCACCGATAAGGAAATTGCCGATTTTTTTGACGTGGAAGAATCAACAATAAATAACTGGAAAATAGCACATCCTGAATTTTTGGAGTCAGTTAAGAAAGGAAAAATTTGGGCAGATGCCGAAGTAGCTCATTCCTTCCATAAAAGAGCAACCGGTTACAAATACGACGAGGTCACTTATGAGAAAATTGCCGAAGCTGAAGATGGCATGAAGGTTGACAATGAGGGAGATATCGAAGACACGAAAAAGGAAATATACAAACGTAAGGTCGTGACCAAAGAGGTGCCACCCGATGGCGGATCTGCATTAAACTGGTTGAAGAATCGCCAAAAGGATAAATGGCGTGATAAACAGGAGATAGAAAGTACAAACATTAACTACAATTCTAAGGATTTAACCCCTGATGAAATAAAAGCCATTGGCAAGGCCCTGGAGGATGAATGTTGATGAAGATAAACTCAAAGTATGCCGGTTCAAGTGCCGGCAATCGCTGTTATTCCAAACCAGGTGGCTATATAAGCAGCGACAGGGCCGAAAATTCATTGTAGCCGAACCCCACAGACTTATTGCGGAAGCTCTTGAAAAAGTTTTTCGGGGTGAATTAACCCGGCTTATCATCAATATAGCGCCCCGCTACGGGAAAACGGAGTTGGCCGTGAAAAATGCTATTGCTCACGGTTTGGCATTAAACCCTGCCGCCAAATTCATACATCTTACCTACTCAGCAAAGCTGGCCCTCGATAATTCAGAGGAAGCGAAGGATATTGTTACCAGTGAACCATTCCAGCAACTTTTCGACGTACAGATTAAAAAAGACAGCAAGGCAAAAGACAAATGGTATACAACTGCAGGCGGTGGTGTATATGCTGCTGCCACCGGTGGGCAAGTAACCGGTTTCGGTGCCGGCAAGATCGACGAAGAAACAGAACTCGACGAGGGAACACTCGAAGAATTTTTTCAGGGCATGAACGACTTTATCGCAAAAGGGGAATTTGGGGGGGCTATCATTATCGACGACCCTATAAAACCGGAAGATGGATACAGCGAGGTAAAAAGAAACCGTGTTAATGACCGGTTTGAAACTACAATCCGAAACCGCGCCAATAGCAGAAAAACGCCTATAATCGTTATACAGCAGCGTGTACATGCCAATGATCTTAGCGGCTATCTGATGGAAATTGAGCCCGGGGAATGGACCGTATTGCGGTTACCGTGCCTTAAAAGCGATGGTACCGCCCTTTGGGAGCTAAAACATACGGTTGATGAACTATTGAAGCTCAAACGGATCAACGAGTACATCTTCGAGGCCCAATATCAGCAAAACCCGCAGAAGATCAAAAAAGGTGGCGAATGGCTATCTAATTTCAGCTATAACAGGCATGCAAAGAAACTGAAGTACGACAAGGATTACCCGGTACACATATCTATTGATAGCAACGTGTACCCCTATATTGCTATGACCGCCTGGCAGATAATCCCCGAGGGGCAAAAAACAAAAATTAGGCTCATTCATGAATTGCCTGCAGCGGACCCGGATAACACTGCCACGCGGGCAGGTAAAAAATTGGTGAACTGGCTAGTTTCAATCGGCTATACCGGTAAAGTCTTCCTATATGGGGATAAGTCCACGAAGAACCGCAACAATATAGACGACAATAAACGCACCTTCTTCATGATCATTGTCGAGGCCCTGTTAACCGCAGGCTTCAAGGTAGAGGATAAAGTACTCGCTGCCCCGCCTCCTGTACATTCAATAGGGGATTTCGTTAATGCCCTGCTATCGGGAGAAATTGAATCTCACGAAATTGAGGTTAATGCTATTTGTCTGACAGCGATTACGGACTTCCAAAACGTGAAGAAGGATGAAAACGGTAATATGCTGAAAGTCCGAATCAAGCACCCCACTATTGAGGATGTAACCTATGAGAAAGACGGCCACTTCACCGATACCTTTAAGGATTTTATAATTCAAGCTTTTTATCCCCTTTACCAGCAATTGGTTAATAAGCACAAAAAGCTAATCCCTGGTGGTATCAGCCAAGTAAACAGGCAATCCAACATTACTTTATAATATTTTTGTACTTTAGCTAAAGAATTTAGTAAAGTAAATCCCGTGTCATGTAAAAAGATTCAATATTCCAGAAAGAAAGCCAAACGGGTATTGGCAGCCCTTCAGCGAAAGCATCGATGGGAATGCCGCTGGTATCTATGCCCGTTTTGCAATACTTATCACCTCACAAGTCAACCACGATGAGCCTAACCATAGATCAGCTAAAAAATCTTTCATTCGGCTACCTTAATGGTGCCGATCTTTCGCGATATGCGGCGCCACAGTTATTGATTAAGCAGTATGAAGTTGATCCCGATAGCCTCGAAGATGGCTGCGATACGGCTTATGCTGAAATCATTGCAAAACTGGAAACGCGGTTCGATCTGACGGCCGAACTCGCTAAAGTGGCTTTGACTAATGCGGCCGCAACATCTACGATAACAACCGGGGCAGTAACAGCAATCAGTATAACCAATGCAGGAACAAGCTATGCCAGTGCGCCAATAGTTTCTTTTACCGGTGGCGGCGGAACAGGGGCGGCGGCAACTGCGGTGCTCACAAGTGGAAAAGTAACTGCTTTCAACATCACCAATGCAGGCACAGGTTACACTTCAGCGCCTACTGTTGTGCTTACCGGCGGCGAATCACCTGATACCCGCGCCCGTTTGCTCGTAAAGATTGCTTCAATATGGGCAATTCGTAACGCATTGGGCAATGCGCAGAACATTGCTGAAGCCATGCAAAACCATTTTAAATGGGCTGATCAAATGGTAAGCGATTTACGTAACGGCCAGGGAGGATTACCAGTAAAACAATCTGATACAACTACGGTAGGCTCAGGCGCCGAACTTATTGATTCATCATTTTCAACTTTAGGATAAATATGAAATTCTTAATCGGTCTTTATGTACGTTTTGTTTACGCATGTCGTGCATTGAAACAAATCAGGAAACCGCATTTAGGCGATATCGTGTATTATCAAGGCAGGAGATGTGAATTGTTACAAGGGGTTTCGGCTCCTTATTGGGATTTATGGTATGAAAAAGGGAAATTAAGACTGAATGGTATTCACGAAAGTATCTTCAAATTGCAGCCACTTTGGCGCCGGTTCTTTTTTTCATTTCGGTTTACCTATCGGTTCTTCATGAATTACTGGTATACTATTGATGTTCAAAATAAGGGCAATTTCATTTTTGACGGTAAACTTTGGAAAGCAACTAAACAAGCAATCTAACCCATGAACAGACGCGAACGCAGGGCGCAAGACCCACAGGTTCAGGAAAAAAAAGAAAAACATACACAGGCATCCGTACTCGGTGATATTGTGGGTGGGGCCGGAACCTCTGTCGGTAAAGGTGAATCCGGTGGATGGGGTATTGGCAGCCCGAACGCTAAACCTGCTACCGGCCAACAACCTTATGTTAATCCGTTTATTATTCCAAAATCCGCAGGTCTTACCATTACCTCCCAAACGTTCCCGTCAAACTACTATGTTGAATGGAATCTTTCAACATGGCGCGCCGCCTGCGACCAGGTTATTAATCAGGGGTATGCGTATTCATATGCCACACTGGTTACATGGGTATTTCAAAGTTCACCATTTGTTCAAAGCCTGTTTCGTGCCCTGGGCGCTGCCCTCGGCCGCATACCTTTTTTCATTGTAGATAAAAAAGGCAATAAGCTCGAAGATTGGACACAGGAATTATGTAACAAACCATGGCAAAAGGAACTCGATAAAGAGATTCTTTTTTCGCACTTCTGGGGCTTTACTGGCCTGAATTTCGACCCGATCGAGGGCCGGGTATATAAATACCCCATGCAGGAAATCGACCCGATTAACCAGCTTTTAAAGCAAAGCACATTCAGTTTTTATGACGGGGTACGATTTAAGGATTACGCCAACTTGCTTTTTGTTCAACCATCTACAGCACAGGAATCATTTCTCGGGTGGATGCAGCCAATAACACGCTCATTCATTCAGATGAACATGAATAAAAACAGTTGGGTAAATGCCGGCCGGCGTCTTGCCTTCCCCATGCTGGCTATTGGTTATCCGCAGGCTGATCAGGGTAATGACCCAACAACCGGGCTACCCATCAATCCGTATAAAAACCAGGCTGAAGCCATTGCCGCCAATATTGATCCTTCCAAAGCATTTGTATTCCCTTACACAATAGACGAAAAAGGGAATATTGTAAAATCCATTCAGGTAGACTTTGAAAAGCCGGGCACTGGAGCAAAAGCACATGATATATTTGTAGACTTCAATGAAAGCGAGAAAAACGAAATTCGTGAAATGATTCTCGGCGGCGACCTGACCGGAAATGCAGGCAAGAACGGTAGCCGATCGCTGGGTGAGGTGCAAGAAAGAAAACTCGAAACTGTAGTAGAAGACCTGGTGGAATGGATTCTTGCATATAAGAACGCCGAACAGCTTCCGAAGCTCCTGAACTACTACAAAAACGCTCCCGATGGAATCCGCTATGAAATCAACCGAGCCAAACAAATGCCCATTGACGATATTGTAAAGATGTCGGGCGTAGTAACCCAGAACGGCAAACGTCTTACAGATGCATTCTTTGAAGCTAATGGATTGGTAAAAGACTTTATCGAAGATGCACCGGTTGCGGCGCCAACAGCAAAAAGCAATAGCGACGATACTGAATTTGCCGCCGCCATCCCTTCCCGTTCACTCCTTTCAAAAAAAAAATCCTGATCGGCACTGAATATATTAACCTGAAACCGATCAAAGGCAAGAAACCTCGCATTATCCCCGATAAACTTTCTGAAGAAGAAAGGAGATATATTTTCCGTAATCGTAAAGGTAAGCTGATCTATAAGCCTATTTATGATACGTATAAAGAGTATTTCTTTGAAAATATTATTGAACAAACCGGCATCAAAGGCGCATTTGCGGCATTAAAAGACACCAGTATCTACGAACGGTACATGCTCAATGCCGCACAGTTCAGCGCCGCCAAATCAGCGGCGGAAGCAAAACTTATTCAGGCTGAGGTATTCGACGAAAAGAAGCAGGTACGTACCTATACTGAGTTTGAAAAGGCCGCAGAGCAGGTAACGAATATCAGTCAAAAGACCTGGTTGCGAGTTGAATATGAAAGCCAGCGCCGAGCCATAGTCATGGGCGAACAGTTCCGGCAGATGATGGAGGATAAAGAATTATATCCCTATTGGGTATACAAGGGAATGATGGATGACCGGGAACGACCGGAACATGTAGAACTCGAAGGGAAAGTATTCCGTATTGGCGACCCGGAAGGAGATTCATGTTGGCCGCCCAATGACTGGAATTGCAGGTGTGAAGGCGAATCAGTGGATGACGATTATCTGGGCGAAAAAGGCCTGAAACCTGTAACCAGCGAGGAGATAAATAAGTTCCTCGATGAAGACGTAGACGAACAATTTCGGTCTAATCCTGCGGTAGATGGAAGTTTACCCAGCACCGGCAGCTACTTTGATGTAATGGGCAGCGCCAATGAAGGTAATGCGGGCATGTTTGGCATGGATGATATAGATGACGATACACAATTGGAGGGACTGGCCGCCAAAGGGTTGCATTACCTGTTAGAGATCGTTGACGAATGGCGCAGTAACGAACCAGTAAACAAAAAAGGTGATATTATTTTCCAGAATAAGGAATTGTATTCCAATGTGAGATTTACCAGCAATTCACTGCACGAAGTTCAGAAACATTCACGCGGATTTGAGAATATACCGGCAACAGTTAAGAAGCCAGATGAAGTTTGGTCAACCTGGGAAGATGTGAATAAACAGCGTGTAGTGCTCAGGAATTATATTAAATTTGGCAAAACTTCGTATGTAGTGCAGACGCGCGATGGTATTGTAATAGATGCATTTGCTGTGAGTAACCGGGCCGCAAATAAATATCGTAAAGGAGTGATTTTATGAAATCCATGCAACAACTCCTTTCCGATTGGCGCACTGCTCGCAGCAACATGACGAAGCTGCAGGGTAACATACCGAAGATCATCGGTAATGAATCAGTGCGCGTGGTGAAAGATAATTTCAAGCAGCAAGGTTACGATAGCGGTACCGGAACAACAGCATGGCCGAAACGTAAACCAGAAACTGATCAGCGATACGACAAACGCAAGGGAGTGAAAGGTTCAGTATACAACAGCGGGAGTCCCTTACTTACTCAAACCCGTAATCTGTATAACGCTGTCAAATATTATCTTCAAGGCAAAGGCGTAACAGTTGGCGTTGATCTTACTTTAATACCTTACGCCAAAAAAATGAACGAAGGCGGGCAGGGGACATGGGGCAAAAACAAAACAAACACGCCAGCCCGTAAATTCATACCTGAAGCCAGCGAAGGGCCGAATGTGAAGATACTAAAGCGCGTAGAAAAGAAGGTGGCATCTGAGCGTGAAAAAGCATTAAAGGACTTTAAAAAGTAAATATGGAACCACAACCGAGTTATAAACTCATACAGGGTAAGATTCTTGAAACAGATTGTGAAGTTCATAAAAGGGAGGGGATTCTAGAATTGTACAACCAGGCAAATGGCGGCCCCGGCCCGTGGACAATGCAGGTTGTGGGTGTTGACACCATTCAGTTTAAGTGCTCTAAATGTGGAAGCGAACGGGTATATAAATTGTTAATGGAAAAGACATTGTTATGATAAAAGCAAATGAATTGCGAATTGGTAATATTGTGAGTGCAAAAAGTAAACTCACAAAATCAAATGATAATTTAGTTATAGACAGCATAGGCGAAGACGGCATTAATATAAATTGGGCCCACGAACTGACGGACTATGAATATAAGTTAGAAGAAATTGAGCCCATTCGTCTTACGGAAGAATGGATCGAAAAGTTTGGATTTACAATGTCTGCACATAGATACGTAAAAGGAGAGTATACTTTGCTCGCCGCTCACAATGGTTTTATGTTTGGGAAAAGTAATCTGCCTATTATTAAAGATGGGTTAAGGTATGTCCACCAACTTCAGAATATTTACTTTGCAGTTACCGGTGAAGAACTAACTATTAAAGAAACACAAGCATCATGATTACATACACACAAAGAAATTATTCTAAAAACCTGGATAATTTTATATCATTTGATGGCAGGCATATTGAGGCAAAGAATTTCTTTACCACTATCCCTATATCATCAGCAGAATACAGAGAAAATAATTCAGGATTATATTGTAAAAATGAAGGCAGCATTGAAATTGTTGCAAAAGACAATCATACGGATTTTATCATTATTGATGATTGGGAGAATATGCATATTCTATCTGTCCCAAATAAATTGAAAAGCACAATTGAGGCTATAAAAGAAAAAATTTTAGCAAGCGATATTAAATTGAAACCATGATCGGCGAAATCCTTAACGCAGTTATACTCGAATGCCGGGAGTTATTAAAAGACACCGGCGGTACTGTAATCTTGAAAACAGATTACCGGGCAACAAATCTCACAACGTACTCAATGCCGCTGCTGTTGCTCGATTTATTAGAGGCCCCCGACAGTGCCCAATTGTTAGGAGGCATTACCAGTAAAGATTGGATATTCGCACTGAACGCCTATAACTACGAGCCGAACAGTTATACAGATGACACTTCCGGTTATTCAGAAAAACTACTCAATATCATTGATACCATACGTCAACACTTCTCGTTCGGCACCTGGTTAACGCAGGGTATGACCGATATAAATAGTAACTACGGGTTTAAGTTCACTTTATCAGGAGTAGTGCCGGCCGATGCGCTCGATCAGGATGGGCTTATAATGGGCTATCGTATAATGTTCGATTCAATTGCATTTGATACCGATACGAGTTTCGTGCAGATATCGGAAAGTGATTTGGAGCATGTGACGCAGCAGGGGTATCCACCAGCGAATTAATGTCATTTCAATTTATAAGTAGTATCTGTCTGCACTTTGATATTGTTAATTCCTTTCTGGCAATCTAACTGGCCTTGTAGATAACCATGCCGGTATTTACTTTTTCCAACAAAATAACCGGCTGTCATCCATAAGGCGGACACTATAACAATGGCAATAATGATAAACGAAATTATTGCCGCTCCCAATCCTCTGGCTATAGTTCCATCCATATTATTCGCCGTTACCTATACGCGGCAAGGTTTTTATTTTATTAATTGTAGTTCTTCGCCGGTGAGGCTGTGGTAAAGGTTTTGAAGCTGATGAACGTATTCGCAATTCAATGTTTTAGTAAACATTACCGCTTGATCATGTTCATCAACAATATTTATGAGCTTAGGATATGTGGCCGGGCACACTTGTAGTGTATGCCTGTATAATTGAATTTCATACCAATTATCCCCTGGCGATTCTTCGGCCGGTTCAAACCCAAACTTTTTCAGCCATTCTACTGTAAGAGAGATAGGCAGTAATCCAGCTTCATTAATAGGAGAATACACATCACTTTCAACATACCACTGATTTTCATCTTCGTTTTCATATATGCCCTGAACTATTAATTGTTGCGGATCATTTAATAAAGGCTTATAAAAAGAAACTATATTGCCTATTCGCAATTCCTTTGCTTTTACCATAGTAATCTCATTTACAATTCTCTGCTAAATAATTTAGGTAGATCAACTCACTGTCTATACTCCACGAACCTGTACCGTTTTCGATTTTGTTTATTGTAACTCTCGTAAGTCCGGTCTTTTCCGAAAATTGTTTCTTGTTTAATCCAAGCCGTAACCGGCCATCCTTCAGCTTTTGACCGCGCCGCTGTCTGGCCGTTGATAAATCCGCTGGTGTCATGGGGTATTGTTTAGCAAATGTATATTATCGTTTACATATACTAAAATCTTTAGCAATGATTTTAAATTTACCTCAGATTTACTTTCTCACACATGTCAAAAAGAATTGTTTTCACCACCAAAACACCGAATGATCAGGGCGGCATTATACCGGACGATGTTATCGACTTTACCCGGTTCAACAAGAACCCGGTAGTGTTGAAAGAACACCGGTGGAGTGATGACCCGATCGGTCTTTGGACGGATATAAAAAAGGAAAGTGAAGGCTGGTCAGGTGTACCCGTGTTTCACGGATTGACAGAGGAAAGTAAAACTACCAAAGCTCTTTATGAAGGCGGTTTCCTGCGTGCAGCCAGCATCGGAGGTGAAGCCATTTGGAAAACGAACTCAGCAGGTCAATATGCGCTCGATAAAAATGGCCTGCGCGTCTGCGATAAATTCTACCTGTATGAAATTTCAATTGTAACCCTGCCCAGCAATGAAGATGCAGTGCAGACCGACCCGGTTGAGTTACATGCAAAGATCTACGAGCCGGGCGAAATCGAGAATATCAACAAATCCATTACTACACTCAGTTCAAAATTCTATACAAACACTATGGCAAAAGATAACGCCACAAATGAAACAGGTACACAGCAAACTGTGACCGAACCGGCCGCAAAGCCGGTAAATGAGCCTGGTGAAAAAACTACGCTCAGTACCGATGGCCCCGGCCTACCCAAATGGCTGAAAGAAATTATCGGCCTCGGTGGAGTAATCAAGTTTGGCGCTGATAAGAACGCTGCCGCACCCGCTCCCAAAGACGAACCTGTATCAACAACTACAGATAAAGATATCGCCAATCCTCAGCCTAAACCTACCGGTCTTTCTGTTGAAAAAGCGAAAGAGAAAGCCGAGAAGGCCAAAGAAAAAGCTGAAAAAGCTCAAAAGAAAGCTGAGGAAGCAAAGAAAAAAGCCGATGCAGAAGATGCTACGGACGAACTGAAGTCTGAATATGAGACTTGCATGGAAGACGCTGAAAAAGCCCTGAAAGAAGCTGAAGAAGCCGAAGCCGCTTACGAAAAAGCGAAAAAAGCTGAAGACGATGATGACGACGACGAAGACGACAAAGAAAAGGCAAAAGAAAAAAGCAAAAATTCCGCAATGAAACCCCAAAGGAAAACCTTAGCCGAACTTCAGGCAGAACAGGTTAAACTGGCCGCCAAACCACAGACAAAAGTAGTAAGCGCAGGAAACGGCAAAACCTTCAGCCAGCTTGCCAGCGATAAAGGTGAAGGCCGCGCAATCCTCAACCGTGTAATGACCCGCGATGCCGGTGAAAAACAAATTGGCGATTACGCAGTCGTGTTAAATGCTATCCTGGCCGATACAAAATATGCAGCCCTGCATGAAAAAATGCGCCTGCATATCAATGTAACGGAAGGTCAACTCGCTTCTTACCGGGAAAACATAGGTGCCCGTGGTGCAGGTCTTTCCATCAAAGATTTGTCTGCGCAATTCAACGCTGGCCAAATCGAAATATGGGACCGTACCACCAACTCAATGAAGCAGATCACTACATTATCATCTACTGATAATGCGCTCGCTTCACCCGCGCTGAACACTATTGAATGGTTGCCGCTCGCAATCTTCAAACTGTTCCCGACTACATCGTGGAAAAACGAAATTCCGATTTTCAGCGCGCAGATTACTGGTGCCAATACTGGTATTATCTGGGCAAACATAGCCGCTGATCCTACCATCTACA